ACACTAGAACCAAGACTGTAGATAGAACCGACAACATCTTGAGCGGAAACGACTTCAGAGACCGGCGCATTGAATTGCGTACCGGCTCCAGTATTGGCATCACTAGCAGTCGAAGTGTCGTCTGAGGCGCGGTTGTAAACCGACATCCCCCATCCTGCTTGACCCCATGTGCCTGATCCGTATCCGCCTTCAGACATCAAACCTTCTCAAGTTGATCCTCAATAAACCAGCGTTCCTGATTGTGACCGTCTTGATCTTTCCAAGGCAGGAGGTACCAGACGTTGCCGTCTTCATCCATCCTCAATGCCTTGACTGACCCCTCAGGAACAGTGACCTTGACCTTTACCGATTCGCCTTTTTTGAAAGTTGTTGACATGTTTAAACTCCTTATGCCGCATCAAGGCTAAAGGTGTAGGTAACAGAGAGAACATCGCCGTTTTGCACGACACGATCACCGGGGGCTGCGAAGTCAGACGCAGAGAACAAAGTCCCGGATGTGCCACCCGGCAGATCACCGCTCGTCAAGAACGCTCCGCCAACATTGGCTGAGGCGTTGATCAAGAACTGCGCCGGGGAAGCAGAGTTTGCAATGACAGAGGGATCAGCCGTGGTGGCTGCACCAAAAGTCGCAGCAGGACGGGTCGCGTTGCTGTACGCCGTCACTTCTGTCCAACCAGCGTGACTTGACATAGTGTCGGTGGACGAGGGGTTATTGCTTGCAGCAGACCCGTAGATACCGATATACCATGCCGCTGTGTAGCCTGAGCCTTTGAAGTATCTAGTGTTCATATCGGCAAGACCGATATTGACAACAAGATTGTGCGACTTCTTTTCCCATTTCAGGTTGCCATCTTTTGTATGGCAACGAACAGTAAAAATACCACCGCCTTTGAGACGTTCACTGGTGCCGTTTCCTTTGTGGACATTTGCACCAACGGTCTCAGCGGACTTTGCTTTGGTAAGCATTGTTGATTCTCCTAATTTAACCTTAATAAAGCAGACGTTGATGTATTAGCAGGCATCTGCACCGTGAACGAATTAGTAGCCGTTTTGTTGTTGCCGAAACTCAAAACCGCGATGGACTTGTTGGCCTTACTAAAGTTATAGATCAACGCACCTGCCGAAGTAAAACTCGCAGGACTCCACGCAGCATTATTAAAATTTACATATGCAACACTGCCAGACTTGTTGATCGTGACCCCAGTGAGGGTGACTCCCCCTGCGGTATAACCTCCTCCCACCACTTCGCCAGTAGTTGTATAAATCAACGTGTCTTCACTCAAGTCTGCTGTGGAATAGTACAAAGCCAGTTTGAGCGTATCGGTCAAAAGGTCGTGTTCCCCTTTTAGGATTTGCTCTTTGAAACTGGTCGTTAGAGTCTGATAGATCATGTGACCGGAACTCTAGCAAGACCAGATCGGAAGGCATCGCGACGATCCTTACCTTCGCCAAGGAGTTTGAGGAGACCTAACGATTCCTGATACTTCTGCTCGTAGTAAGTAATCATATCCTGTTCACCCTTCATATAGAGGTATGCCTCTCTCAAGGTGCCGTACAGGAGAACGGTTTCGAAGTTATCACCAAGCCAAGAAGTACTCGCAGTTACAATAGTCTCTGGGTAGTAGTAGTAGTGCAGTTCGACCTGATAGTTACTATCGGGGGTCGGACCCAAAATCAGGGTGTTCTTGTCAAAGATCGCGTAGTACTTCGGAACCCCAGTATCGTCCGGGTCCGGGTAGCACTCACGAATGAAGTTGACATCTTTGTCCAGCAAGAACGTCTGTGCATTGGTTGCTGGAGTGATGACCGCCAGAGAGAAGTTCGCCAACCAGTCCGCAGGAAGGGTTAGGTACTTGTTGCTAGGGGTCAATGTTCCAATCTGGTTCTTTCGGATCGCCGGGATGAAGACTGCGTTGTAAATACGCTCTTCAGCCAACTGAACGAAAACAGGAATGTTTGCAACGAACGAGGTTTCCTCGTTCTGCGTATATTGTTCAACCAGACTAACCAGTTGAGTGTAATTCATGTGACTGCCACCGTCACAGTTCCCACGGATGTGACTGAGATCAAGTCATTCGGGGTGAGATCTGTATCGTATCCCTCTGCACCTCCGACCGGGTTCCAGCCAAACTGGAACATCCGACTACCCCCTGCGCCTTGGTTACCCGGCGCAAAGAAAGTGTTGTCAGGTCGCGCATTACGAAGGGCTTGTGGGTCATCCATGGGTACCCGTCCCAACTGCAACTGGGGGTGATCCACATCCATGCACTCAAAACAGACCCTGATGCCGATGGGCAACAGGTTTTCGTACTGCTGGTTTAAATCATGCAAGTCATAACGCTGACCGCAACGATCACAGAACCCAAAGGCATTCTTGCCTGATGAAAACGGTTTTCCCATCAGACGTTCCTGCCGATATAACCATTCATGGGAACAAAACGCACAGAAGCCTTTTCACGGTCTTCTCCAGCCGCCAAGTCCCACTGAATCTCATATTCCTGCTTGAGGAACGAAAGCCTATCAGCAGCCTCTGGTTTCTTCATCGCAACGTAATAGGCAAGACCTGCAACAAGACAAGGCAGAAACCGTGCCGGGATATCGATGGTATTGGCACCACCGCTGCCAACATCCTGAATGCGGCGCATCTTCCAATACACAAGGGTGTATGTCTGGGTGTTGTCCGGGACAGGCCACAGATACACCACCGGGGCGGCTCTCTGTCGATCCACATAGATCTGTAGCGGCATACCCTGTGTGAGTTTGTTGCTCAACTGAGCGTAATCCGATACAGAAATGCGCGACAGCGTGTAGTCCGTTTGACTAGATTGGTTGCCTGCGTCTGTTCGCAATTGATGCTCTAAGAGATCAATCGTGTCAGCAGGCATCGTGTACTCTGTCGTACCAGCGGTTAAAACTTGAGAGCCTTGCTCGATAGTCCAGAGATTGATGCCCCGATTCGCCCATTCAAGCGACATGAAGTTCATGGAGCGACGGGCAGTCTGAAGGTCATAACCAGTACGCAACTCCAAACCTGCCCGTTCGAAAGCCTCCTCTACGAGTTCTCGAAACTCCGGATTGAAAATTGATGTACCGCTAGTTGACATTAGATCATTCGACCCTTGGTCTTACCTTTAATCGCACAGCCGTCACGACCACCGCCGGTCATGCCGCCGTTGCCATAAGACATCCCACCTCGCATCATTTTCCCTTTGCCATCAGCAGCAAAGAACGGCACTTCTTTACCGTCCTTTTTAACCATTCTCAGGCTACCGCCTTCCTCGTAACCCATCATCCCGCCACCTCTTGCGGTGCGTTTTTTCTTCATGTTTTCCATATCAGGATTTTTTCCTTTCTTACCTACACCAATAGCAATGACCATCATTGGTCCACCTTTATGTTTCATGTTCGTGTCCTCCCACGAATAGCACAACCATCAATAGAACCACCCATACCCTTTTTGATCTTGCTTGCCTCTGACAGAGCAATAGCAATTGCTTGCTTGGGTTTCTTTACTACTGGACCTTTCTTGCCAGAGTGAAGTTCACCCTTCTTAAACTCGCGCATCACCGTGCCAACCTTCTTTCTTTGACCCGGTTTTGTAATCTGCTGTTCCATGTTCGCTCTTGAGATCGCCACGTTATTTGCCTCTTTGTCTAAACGGTCTTACTTTTTTCGCGATGCTTTTGGGCTGCGAGACAAATTGCTTACCTTGCGCTTTACCTCGACGTTTCGCAGCCGTTGTACGAGCGTATTCTTGAGAACTGAGACTTTTGATCGCAGCCTCTGGTAAATATCTTTCACCTGTATCAGAAGAGCGTTTTCCACTTTTTGTCCTCCATTTTTGATCTCCCCATGCTTTCAGTGATCGTTGAGGTTCACGCATGACCTACATCCTGTTTAATAAAACGTCTTTGACTAATTAAACGTGAATAATCCTCGGGGCTATAATTTTTGTAATAGCCTAATTTCTCTAAGGAAAAAGATGCTGAGTTAAGTTCCGACAACGATTGAATGAAAACAATGGTTTTGTCGATTTGATAAGACAACAACCAAACATCCTTCTCAATAAAAGAGAACCACCTATTTAGTGCCATACAAGCAGCATCTAGTTCTAGGTACGTTTGATCTGGATTCTCTTGAACACAAAGAACTACTTTGTGATCTCCGAAGTTATCCACTTCGCGATGCACGGTCTCCCAGAGATTCTGACTTTCCACCACTTTGACTTGACCTTGACTCCAAGCCTTTTTGGCAAAAGGACACTCAGCCAAGCCAGTCTCCGTATTCGGCTCAGATAGTTTGTACACCCAATCTTTTATCCAATCAGTCACTTGATTGGACCTCCGTACAACCATGCTCTACAGGTACGATCTGCGGCGCATTTGAAAGCAAAAAGTTGGCAGTATCCAAGATCTGCAGACTCTAGGGTTCTAGAGCGATTCTCTGCCATGTCCTCTGCAGATTCGTAATCGTCATCCAAACCAAGGTGATTTTGAATACAGGCTAACATTTTAGGAGTTTGAATGAAGGCAGCACAGTTTCCACATCGGGAAGTCTTGGCTTCAGAAATAGAAATGCCCCATAAATCCGCAATGCCTTTCCAAAATTTTGGATTTGATTCACCGGGATTCATGGGACCATATCCGCGCTCTTTGATGGCAATGTTTCTATTCTTGATATTTAAGGAAATATCAACGGTTGCAACAGGACATACATCACCATCCTTGTAATCTCTTACAAGAGCCTGACCTACCGCTTTGTTGCCACGAGCCATACAAAGGCACTTTAAGAATTACTTCTTACCTTTCTTTATGGGTTTCCCACGAGCCATCTTGCTCATGCCACCACGACCCATTTTCATAGTGTCTCCACCACGACCCATCTTTTTCTCTGTCTTGCCTTTCATTAAGATCTCCTATGATTTGTAACCACCGCCCTTCTCCTTGTATCTTTTTGCAAGGAGTTGAGCCTTTCTTGCAGACCACTGACCCGCCGCCGTGCCTTGGACTGCAGAACTTTTAATCTGGTTGAATAGACGTTTACGCATTTCAGGTTTTGTGTAATTCCCTGAGGCGTTTACTTTGCTTTTGGATTTAGGCACGGCGCTCTCCAGAAATAACATTGGTCACGATCCGGTCGATCTTTTGTTCCAGTCGGTCCAGACGATCCATTAGGGCTTGATTATCCGCACGAACTTCAGCGCGGGTAACGTGGTCTCTTGCCACCTCTTCGCGGGTCTTGTTAAGAAGAATGCCAAGACGCTGTAGTTCAGCGAACTTGTCCTTCACAACCCACCCCAAGATGGCGACGATGAGCGTCAGCACCATGTTCCAAATCATCATTTCCATGGTTTAACAGTTCCATGCTCTGAGTGATTTGTTGATGCGACTGTTCGGATCGTTAGCCGTTTTTGCGCTGGTGAGTTTCTTTTTCATGCCTTTCATCCGGGCGCAAAAAGAATCTCTTCGGGGACCGCCCTCAGGTTGAGGACGCTTCAAACCCGGCTTGCCGGGATTAGCGCGGTTGTAAGAAGCCCTGCCTTTGGCGTTCAAGCCGCCAGCAGGGTTTTTACCTTCTTTCCTTTGCCATGCTGGGGTTTTCGCCATGTTTCACCCGCAGAGAATTGTGACCTTGGACACCTGATCCAGCGTCAACACCGCGAAGTCTTGATTACCACTCTTCGTGGTCAAGATTCCCTCAGGAGGAATCATTGAGTCATTCGCAGTGCTATCGGCTGGAGTGAAGATTTTAAGCAGCGTGGTGTTATTGGGCTTTGCCGTGAAGACAATGCTGCCTTCCACAGACGAAGCAATATAGAACACGCCTTTGATGCGGGTGCGCGGGAACGCCAAGTCTCCGCCGTAGCCGATCTTGATGCCGCCCGTGGAGGCTGCACTGATGCTGATGCTGTTAACGCGGGTGTAGAAGTTGGTCGAATAGACCACGGTCGCGCTGGGGCCAGTGACCGTTTCTGTCACTACACCATCGTAGCCCGTAGCACCCACCTTTACGCCAGTGATGGTGAAGGTCTTTCCGGCATCCGCCCCATCAGAAGTGATGGAGACTTTGTAACCTGTGCCGTATTGA